CCATATCTATTGTACCTCCCGGTGTGAGGTTATAATAAGTTGGTGAGAAATATGCAAAATGAGCCTTTCCACTTGTAGTATTTGCAGCAATCGTATTGACATTTGCAAACATTGCTCCAACACCATCAACAATTTCGCCAGGGTGATAACCCCATCGGTAATTATCTACAACTGTAGTAGTGTTCGTATCTGATACCATCTTATCCCATCCTGTCCCTAAGTTAATTCCAACCGCACCATTAATAACCGTTGAGCCGGGCGTAGTGGTTATGGTAGTACCATTCCAAGTATTTATATTAACATCATTATACGCACTGTAATCTAAATGGTTTTCTGTTTTATAGTCGACATATTGAGATATGTTAGGAGATATGTTAGGTGTAAATGTGAAAGACTTATAAAAAAGTCTTAGTCCTGCATTATCCGTAGCATCATTTGTCAATATTTCATTATGTTTAACAACTCCCAAATCATTACTAGCTGCGTATGGTTGAATAGGTACGTTTAACTTATATTGTCCCCTCACTTTAAATCCAGGTGTATTCATAGGCTTACCATATAACCTACTTAAATCATATTCAACATCCTGTCTTGGAGTATTTGGGTCGACACCCCTAACTAAAAATACCACAGTTAGGTCTTTCCAATCAGGATTTAATTGTATGTTCGGTACCCTCGCCACAAAGTTAGTCGGATTTGCATCAATACTAGGAGATGAACCATCAGGATAATCGTCAGGGTCACCACTAACATTACCTGCTGTGTCAGGTTTATGTACATGTTGCCAACCAAATAGATACCTACTAGCTAGGCTATTATTGTAACTATCCATATATTGTTGGCCGTTACTAGTATCACCCTCAGTGGCACTGTAATCAAATAATGTTTGTCCTGTAATAACTTGATAGTACTCCACATCTGATGGGAAATTATATTTTAAATCGCCATCAGTTCCCGTAATCTCATAAACAACCTGCAGTGTATTTAGACTACTGTCCATGTAGGTTATATTAATATTAGCTATACCGTTATTAAACGACGTTGTTCCTGATGTCGCACCTGAAACGTTAGGGTCTTTACTGTTTTCTATATTCTGAAAAGTTACAATAGAGCCTGGTGAATAAGACGATAAGGATGAAGAATCCATGACCATCATAATAACATTATCGGTATGTGATTTACCATTATTTGCCGGAAGACTCGGATTTACACTAACACCAATTTTATTAAACCCATCTTGTTGGTGATACTTTGCTTTCGCGTTAAACAAATTAAACTTTTCAGACATAGGTAAATCGTTTGAGAACATAACGTCAGGATACTGATTCCAATCTGCATCTGTGTATGGTGTCTTAGCATAGACCTCATCACGTGTATTTTTTTCATCCCATCCTGACATAACCATACCCATACCAAGAGCATACGCGTCATTCCAATTAGTACCGTTAGGAACTCTTTCAAGATTAGAAAAGAAATATGGTGTAGTAGTATCCGCCAATTGAGAGTAATTACCATCTATTTCAACAGTAGGTACCGTATCTGTATTCTGTCCAGCATCAACCTCAGCACAATCACACGCCGAGCAATCAGGATATGAAAGATTAGGTAACGATATCGCGGATAAAGGACAATCTCCTTTAATGGCGTTTTCATCCGTGTTAATTTTAGAAAGTTCTTTTGCTTTTGGGAGTAACAAGTTTATCGCAAATATTATAGCATTGATAATAGTTCCTAATACCTTATATACAAAATTACTTATAGCCTTTATGACTGGCCATATTAAACATATGACATGACCGATAATCACTAATGGAAATAGAAGTCGAGGAATGATTATTAAAAATATACTAGCCAAGAAAAAGATAAAATCAAAATTCTTAACACCGTCATTTACAGGGAACTTATTAACCTCCGTAGCACACTCATCATTTAACACCTCTTTAATACCCATAAAACGACCACGAGAACTTCCTCTTCGGTACCCATCTATTAGTTGAGCGGTAGTATAGACTTTATTGTATTTCATAGGATAGAAAAAGTCCTCACAATTAATCGCAGCATCCTTATCGGCATAATCACTCCAATCTAATGACATACCATAACTTCTTTGGAATTGCATATAATTGTAGTCGTATATCTCAAGAATAACATCTCCAGGAAATACTGTTGGTGTCTGTGTTTTTTTAACGGTGATGGTTATAGTACCTGAGGTTTTAAAATCCATCCATCGGTTAATCTGTTTTACACCATTAATGAATACCTCATATGATTCTACCCCACCATTAGCCGATTTAATTCTTACTGTTTTACCGTTAACACCGGCATTTATCGGTATGTTTTTAGTCTCAGTTGGGTTACTACTTGTAAAAGAAACCAGATAATCAAAAGTATCATTTTTATAATCTTCAGGTGGAGTGCCAGGGGTAACTGTAGTACCAGTCCACCCATATTCTCTAATCTGTGGTACCAAAAAATTAGCACGAATAATATCCCCCTTTATTGAAAATATTTGGTCTTTATTAAGTGCCTGTCCGTTTTCATCAGATTGATATTTAATTTTAAATCTATATTTACCACCCGTTGGAACTCCAACGCCAGTATCTTGGCTTATTACTTGTTCTCCAAACTCATTGGTTACAACATAATCTAAGTTCATCGGAACATCCGCAACGAACGCTCCGTCAGAATCGATAACTTTACCACCACTACCTAAATTGTATTGTTCTAAGATTGGGTCATCATTTTCATCAATACCCGTCGTTTGTCTAACTGCAATTATTTCACCTGGACCAGTAACTAAATTACATAACCCACCCTGTTTAATCTTTGGCTTACAGTTTTTCTTTAACATCTCACTATCATTACTAGAAAAGATGGAACCCATAAACACCGCAGTTGGCTCAATTTCAATACCTAAATCTCTAAGGTCAAAGTCTGAACGAGTAATACCAATATTACAAAGGTCTTCCTGACCCCAAAAAGAGGCGACATCAATAGTCTTTACCGAATTAATAATTTGGGGTAATGTGGCTAAATTTTCTGATGATTTAAAATTAGTACCATCAAATTGTTCTTCAACACCCATATTCATACGAATAAGGTCTTGAGGTCTTAATGAGAAACAACCCATATTAGATAGGTCTAAGTCCATAACTAATTGTTGGTCACCCAATGGAACCCCAACAATCATAAAGTCACCAGAATCGTTAGTTTTTACAGTATACTTATAATACTTCTCATATATCTCTAATACCTCATTACGGGTTAGGACATCCTCTCGAGTTGGGAAAGTACCTGTAGGTGTATGTCCACCATACTCTTGGTTATATGGAAGAAGATTATATCTATAACCATCTTCATTTTTCTCTACCGGCGTTTTATATGGATATAATGAGGAAATTATTGGATTTGATAAATCCATAGTTTCCACAGGAACAAAAACTGACACACGAGCGTTTGGTACCCCGTATCCACTATTAGCAACTACACGTCCAACTACCACTCCGTAGTCGGCGCAGAAGTCCGCATATAAATCTTCTTGTCTTAATTTAAGAGATAAGATTTCTAAAAAGTCAAAGTCTTGCTCAATCTTAAGTTGTATGTTTTGGTCGACACCTAACTTAGTTCGTATTCTGTATGATTTTGGCATATGATTTCCTTTATCAGATAAATAGTTATTTACCTAATTTTAAAATAGTTTATTAACTCTCTATGTAAATTGGTTATGAAAAATCTACCGTCTTAAGATTTTTAACCCTAACCTTAATGTCTTTTTCAGGGAATCTTATCTGATAAATCTGTGATGGCTCAGCAAAAATAGTATCGTCAACTAACTCGATTTGTTTCGTCGAGCTGTTAATATATCTTTGTGATGTTTCAGAAGATGAATATTGTCCACCAACTTTATTAATAATTATTATGTCTGTTACGTTAATAACACCAACAACATCTTGAATACGTCTACGAATTTCAGACACATTAACGTTCTCACCTAAATCTCTATCTAATGGTGACATAGCCGTAGATACCTCATCAATTATTTTAGTAATAACTTGTCCCTGATTTTGTGATGGCTCAACGACTACAGAAATATCATATTCTAAATCAATTACCTGAGCAACATTTACAGAAATATAATCATTAATCATTCGATAATTAGATAAATAATTCGCAACATTTTGTTTTAATGTATTAGAAACTGATTGTGTTAACCTACCATTCGCATCATAAGATAAAACATCAATATTAACTTTATTATCTTTTTCTGTAATGGCGACCTTTGCGGGTGAACCGTATTTACCAGGCATTTTCTTAACCAAGGCATTATAATCGTTAACGGTAACCGCCCTATTTTGTGCTGAGAAGTTATACGTAACCATATTTCTAACTTCCTCAATTGATGGTAAGTTAGAACCTCCAATGGCGGCTGTAACGTTATTAACTCTTAATGAGTTAACTGTTGTTTGGTTAATGTTTGCCGATGGACCGTTAACAAAGAAGTTAACCGTACCTATTTGGTTGATTGCATTTACACCTATATTTGATGCTGTACCACCACCCACTCTATATTGTACAAAAATTGTCGTGTTAGCCTGTACCGTTTTTCCTAAACCAATATTATTTTGGTAATCTTGTAATCTTAGTGGTGACCCTAATCTAGCAAATTCCGCTAATTGGTCATCAGGAGTTGTTGTACCACCACCAAATTGTACCCTTAAGAATCCTTCAGGAGTATATTCAGTTATGAAACGTCTTTCAGTTTCAACATACCTACCCACTTTAACTCCAGGCTTATCGGTTGGTTTCGTAGAATCCTCAATAAAAACCGTACTTTCAGCTAACGAATCAACCTCATACCACTTATTATTTACATTTAAGAAATCTGAATATGGTGGAGTTGATTGAAATGATGTACCATCTTTTTGAATTATAGAGGTCACGGCTAATACATTTTTTTCGGGTAAGAAAAACTCATAGAAAGGTCTAACATCACCATTACTAATAACTTTTTTAAAGACTTTTGTCAACCCATTAACCACAACCTCTCTTTTTGTGATAGTATAACTAGTTAAGGTATTATTACTATCGAAAACCGGTATTTTAGTTCTATTAGGATAACCTTCACTATTATATTGTGTTGCAAAGTTAATATCGTTTTGATTCTCAAAAACTTGACCAGCGCCTATAACCTGTGAACCCGCCCTCAAAATACCTAAATACCTT